ATTAATATTATTAAATTTTTTATTAATAATATTATTAATATTTTTATTTAAATTAATATTGCTATTAAGATTATTATTATTATTATTATTATTATTATTATTATTATTATTATTATTGCCGTTCGAGGAAATTGCCCTTTCGGAGAGAGCATAAGATTCCCTTTCGGGAACATCAACTGTCCTTTCGGCAACAGCGTTTACCCCCGAAGGGGTAGTTGCTGTCTCTGCTTTGGTGAGTTCGTTGTTCACCTTTTCGGTAGTGGTTTCGCCGCCGTTGTTGCCGTTTGAGTTACTGCCCAAATCGCCGTTTTCACGGTCACTCCAATCACAAAAAATAGAGTTCAAGACGTCATAGTTGAGACGTATATGGGTGGCAGGGTCACCGTCAAGGCGGAAGGTTTTTGTGACGATGAACCCCTTGCGTTCCAGTATCCTTGCGGCACGGTCGTACTGCTTTGCACTGATGCGGATTTCGTCTTTCCAGTCCGCACGGCGGCGAGCAACCCATGTATAGCCGTCACGCTCTATACGTTCCGTTTTACCGTCCATTTCGGGGCTGAGCAGGTAAATGATACGGTCAAGCAGAATGCCCGCTATAAGGTCTCCTGCGGCGTCAATGGTGCTGATTCGTGCGGTGAATGCGTTGGTGTTGATGTTAGTGTTTGCCATGTTAGTTTTCCTCCGTATTATTGAAATTTTTAAGCATTTCTGTTTTGATTATGTAGGGGTATGCGGTACTTGCCCTCCGTTGCGGGATTTCACGCACGAACAGCCCTCTTTCCGTCAGGGCGTTTCTGGCGAGTGCCAAGGTAGCCTCTTTTACCTCAAATTTCTGGCAAGTGTCGGTAATTTTTTCATACCAGCGGTCTTCGCTGCTGCGGTTGCTGTAAGCGTATGCGTAGTACAGCAGGGCAAGCGGCTTAAGTCTAAATTTGAGCATCCACGGCTCAATAATGATGTCTTTTTCGTTGTCAAGCTCTATAATCGCCTGTCGGAGGGTTTCCCGTTTTTCTTCTTCGGGGTCTGCTTCCTCCGTAATCAAGTCTCGGTAGTCGATAGGTGTCGGCGGCGGGGCAAGCGGTGGGGTTTCATTGCAAAGCTCATGCGGGGGCTTGCCGAACTCCGCAACTTGAATGAACAGCATACTATCCTTGCAAATCTCAACCCGCTTATACGCGATACAGCCTTTTGTTGCGAGGGCTTTGAGTAACTCACCGGCAAACGTTTTTGTTTGGTACGTTGCCTGTTTAAATTCTTGCATCGTTGTTTGCAGCGGTCTTTCGCCGCCGTCAGTCTCTTTTAAAATCCACGCATATGCACGGATTTCTTCATCGGACAGTTTTAACTTTTTTTCAAGCCAATTTCTAATCATTTTAGCCTCCTTCATAAGCCGTGTGCAGATTATAGCATACTCTGCACGATTAGTCAACAACAAATTTGCACCAATAGAATATATACACTAAAAGACGGGAGTAATTTACTTCCCGCCTGTAAGTGCGTATAGGTTTTCTTTAGAACTTAGAACGGAAGGTCTGCTTCCACCTCGGTAAACCTGCCTTCGTCAGTAAACTGTCGGCTGTAGCCGGTCTGAACATCGGTGATTGTCTCATCAAGCTTTTGAGGGTCGCTCTTTTTCTTGCTCGACAGCATCTCCATGTTCTGCACCGTTAGCTGCAATTCAGCTTTTGCTTCGGCGTTCTTGTCCAGATAGCCGTGTGCCTTCGCAGTGCCTTCAACGTACACCTTCGTGCCTGTGGTGAGATACTGTTGGCATATGTCGCCCAGTTTGTCCCACGCCGTACAGCGTATGTACTGCGTTTCCTCGCCGTTTTTGCGGCGGTCGTTAACAGCAACCACGAACAGGCAGTAGTTCTTGCCCGACTGTGTGGTGCGCATTGTAGGCTGTGTGGCAACATTGCCGATAAACATAGATTTGTTCATGCGTTAATCCTCCAGAATATATTTTGCGTAGGAAACCCTGCGCCCGTCTGCTCGTGTCCTTGATACAGACGTTGTGCGGATTTTGTGTCCCTTTGCCCTCAGGTCATAAATCCTTGCGGACAAACGGTATATGTCAAGCACTATAACAGCCTCTTGCGCTGTTATAGTGCCGTATTCTTTGAGCCAATCAATCACCATTTTGTTTTGCTGTTCCACTATATCCACCTCCTTCTGCGGATTATCGAACCCATTGAGGGTTATTGTTACCGTGAAGTCGATAATGTCGCAATCAACTTCGAATATCCAACCCCATCCGGTAAGAATGGTAATTGCGTTTGCAACGGCGTTCATCGTGAGACGTGTACGCTCCGTTATTTTCGATACGGATATTCCCTTGCCCGGCGGTAACAGTTTCATCACTGTCAGCACTTTTGCGGCGGGTTGAAACGTCCTGCTGACCTCGGCGCGGGAGTAAAGACAGTCTACAGCTTCCGTTTCCGTCATGCCGAACGGATTTGATACAACACGGCGCACCGCCGCTTCCATCCGCCCGAGCGTTTCCTCAAACCGTGTGTTGTACGTTAATGCCCTTGGGTCAATTTTAAACTTTGGACAGTACTCAATTGCGTACGTCTCTTTGCAGGACGGGTCGCTTGCCGAACGGTTGTACGCCTTTTTAGCAACCCAACCCTCTACAGGTTCAAACCTTTCCGCCCAGGGGCAGTTTTGTTCGCCGATTTTGGGTACTGCGTACATGCAGTCAATGCAGGGGTTAGCCTTTTCGCATGTGTTTCTCATTTTATTCCTCCATGTTTGCTTTATTTTGATGCCCGCCTACGGAGAATCTGAATCCCTTCGGTGACTTGTTCAGCGTCCATCTCGTCAGCATTCTCTGCCTTGTAATATCCGAAGAATCTTTGCCTGTCGGTGTTGGTCTCCGTCAACAGCCGTTCCAGCTCCGCAAGCTGGTCTGCACGGCTCGGTTGCTTTGCAGGCTCTTTCGGGGTTGCGGGTTTTGCGTCCGTATCCACCCATTTAAAACAAGGGGTTGCAGGGTTGTTATTGTGCTTGAAAGCAATTTCAAGCCGTGTGATTTTGCGGCTGTCTTTGTCAACATCCATACATGTGACGATGAATTTGCCGTCAACCTCTTCGCCGCCCCTCTGGTTCTTGCGGGTAGTGAATTTGTCGGCGTTTACCCAAATGAACGGTGCAGTGTATAATTCCCTGCCGATGCCCCAGTTGAAGCCTGCACGTTTAAAAGCGTCGCTTGCAAGCCCTTTTTCCGCCTCCGTGTTTGACGGAGTTCCAACATCCTCCTTGCTCACCCATTGGGCTTTGTCTTCGTCCCAAATGCTGATGGTACAGTTTGCATTGTCACGGCTGTGTTCACGCTTCCAGTTGAACGCGCCGACAGCCTCGTCCAACATCGCCATATCACACCTTGCGTCCTTGTAAAGGAGCAGGATAGCCCCTTTACCGGCAACAAGTTTTTGTACCCGAGCGTTTACGTCTTCCGCCCGCAAGCAACGGAAATAGATTTCTTTCTTTTCCATCATCTCACCTGCACATTCTGCCGCACTTCAATGTGCGCACCCGCAATGTTCGCACCGTTTTCAATCGCTTTTTTCAGCGCAGCTTTGTCAACGCTAAAGGCAATTTTCTGATACTGTTCGGGAATGCGGGCTTCATCATCCACAATGAGTGCCTTACTTTTCCGGAAGCTTACCTTTCCTGTTGTACATTCAAATGTGTTGCCGTCAAGCTCGGCTTCCAGCATCGCTTTCATTCGGTCTGCAAGTGCCGCCGCCGCTTTTGCTCTCTTTGTGAATGCGTCCGCTTCGGCTTTGAGTGCCGTACTGTCGGCTGTCGCATTTTTGTACAGCTTGATTATGTTTTCAAGCTTTTCGTCCTTTGCGCCGAGCAGTGCTTCAAATGCTACAATGTTGGTGATTTCGCCTGTCTCTTCGTCAATAAGAGACAGAATGTTCTGATTAATTTCATAGAGTGTCATTAAAAATCGTCCTCCTCTTCGTATTCGAACGGCAGGTTGATTAACCTTGCGTAAAGGTTGACTGCTGCGTCATACCTTGCCTGTGCAAGGTCTTTTTCTTCTGCCGATGACGTGCCGTCAGTGAGAGCATCGTCAAGGTTGATTTCGGCTTGACGCATGTTTTCTTTGGCGTTCGCCATAAGCTTGCGGAGCGCATCGTAATACGCAATGCGGGTTTGTACTTGCTTCATGTTCATAATTTACTCCTTCTGCGGGGTCGCCGCTTTTTGATTGCACATGTATTATACACCCGCATTAACGTGCGTGTCAACCCTTTTTTGAGCGAAAAATAAATATATAACGCAAAAGGGAGCCGCCTGTGACCAGCAAGCAGCTCCCTTTTGTGAAGGAGGAAATAAAATGAAGGCTGAGAAAACCCCATTGCGATATATAGTACAGCGCATAATGCGCACCATTTTAAAGTCAGAGACAGGCGAGAAGGAGTTGCAACCGACATTTATGACGGTCGCAAAAGGCAGCAGCCTTATTTTTCACTCAAGACAGGCAAGAAGGAGTTGCAACGGCGAACGTGTTATCATAGCCGCCCGCCGTTGCTGACTGCGAGGTAAGAGGTTCATCCTGTCTGACGGTTATAATTATAGCACGTTCAAAATGCGCCGTCAAGAGAGTATCACGCCGACCACCCTCGTTTTTTGCTTGTAATCCTCGTGTATAGCCTCTTGCAGGTCATAAACGTGTATAATATCGCCGTCAGTGTTTGCAAGCTCCAGGCGCAAGCGGGAAGCGTGCTTGAGTTCGTCCGCAACGTCTGCAATGAGATTTTTGACATAATCCGCTATTGCAATTTTGCCTTCCGCAACAAGTTCGGAATAGCACTGTTCGTAAAGTTGCAGTGTGTTTTGCTCCCACAATACATACCGTTCGAACGCTTCCACAACAGCCCTGCGCTTCGTGTTGGTATCCACTTCGCTCCGCCGTGCGCTGTACCACCTGTCGGGTATGATGTGCGGGTCATCCGTTTGCCCGATTTTGCATAGTTTGTAGCAATGGTTTATGCAAAACCTGCAAGTCTTCCGATATTCGGCTGATTCGCTCATGTACTGATACTCATGCAACCGTTTGAAGCCACGGAGGTTCAAAAAGTCGAAATAATCCGCCATTTGAGCATGAAACATTATGCCTTTTATCTGATGTGTTGCTATTTTAGACAGTATCTCGCTTGCCGCCATTGCTTCCGCCTTTCTTATGCGAGGCGTACCGCCCCTGCCGTTACATAGTCAACCGTTCCGGCTGCACCCGAGACAACAAGCGTTAAAGTTGATGTGTTGCAAGCGCAAGCCCCTGCGCCGAACGCACTTGCCGAGGTGTCTATGGTGATAGGTGATGCCGCCACAACCGTTTGCTGACGCACGCTACAAGGCAGTGTAACGCCGTTTAGCGCAAGGTATACAGTAACAGTCCCTGCCGCTGTCGGAGTGATTGTGACGCTTCCTGAGGCGGTATAAAGCCCGCTGCTTTTGATGTTGATGCCGCTTGCATTGGCGGACAGCGAACAGCCGCTGTTGTAACATACACTGCCGAGCAGGGAAAGCGGGGTTGCGTTTGCCGTTACGGTCTGCGCCGCTGTGTTTACCGTGCTTACTGCTGATTTCCTGAAATTATTCGAACATGACATAGTTTACCTCCGATATGGTGCAAGGTATCAAATTCGTGTCGCCACGAAAATGATACCCGCCGATTAAGTCAAAGTTGATTAGTATCCGCAACCGCAGCCGCCGTTGCCGTTGAAGCCGTTACCGCAGAAACAGGGAGAGTTAACCGAATAGGTCGTGTTGGTAGGGTAGCGAACCACACCGCAAAGCTGTGACTGAAGCTGGAGCTGGTTAATCTGGTTCTGCATATCCGCCATTCTGTTGCCCGTGATTGCGTCAAGAATCTTCTGTACCTGCGCTGTGGTGTTTGCATTGATTGCAGCGGTATTCATTGCGGCATTATAGTTCACGCCGTCAATGCCACGAAGGGTTTCGCAGCAGCATTTTGACATATTGCCGATAATGTTCTGCTCCATGCCAGCAAGTGCGCTGATGCCCTGCTGAAGCCTGATTTCACTGTCTTTTACTGCGTTGGTAACAGCGGTAGTGTTGTTCGCAACCGCCGCAACAGTCTCGCCGTTCTGACGCTCAAGTGCCGCAAAATTGAACTGGTTCTGCACGTCCTCGGTGGTTGCGCAGTCTTTACGGTTGCCGCCAAAGCCGTTTCCGCCGCCTGCAAACAGGAAGAACAGAATTATCCAGAGCCATTCCTGATTGCCGCCATCTCAGCGCGGAATTGCTTATACTGTTGCATCATGCCCGTCATTTCTTGCATTTTTGCCATTTGCGGGTTGTTTTGGCTTAGAGATTGCAGTATCGGATTCATTTAATCGTGCCTCCAATTTTGCTAAACGTTGTTCGATTGATTGTAAATCTGTTTCCGATTCTTTGTGAGGGGTTAAGTCGTAAATGTCCATAGTCGCATACCCTGCACTGTCCGTGCGCTTAAAGAATGCAAGCGGAGCGGTTTCATCAAGCAGGATAACAGACTGATTTGCGCCCATTTTGTATGCGTTGCCGCCTTGTATGCCGTGTACCCATATCAGGTTGGATTGCTGTCCGAACGGAAGCTGGGGCTGCGTAACAGGCGGGCTGTACGGCATTTGCGGTGTGAACGTGTTGTTGCCGTACATGTTCGGCACATTGTATCCGTAAGGGTTCATGCGCACCTCCATTGCTTGTTTATTTAATTATATTACAGCAACGGGATATGCTCATTCATTTAAGTGCATTTTGACGGCATTTTCAGCCTTGATGCACTTGCGGCGGGCTGTCGATTGAGATACGTTAAAGATATGTGCAATGTCAATATACGTTGAGCCTTCAACTAGCCGCATGACAGCCATGTCACGAGCGACAGAATCGTGACAATATTCCTTTAACAAAGTGATTATTTTAGTATTTGATATACTGTTTAATTCTGAATTTGACATATTTTGCATAAAAAAGAGAACGCCAATTAGGCGTCCTCGGGGGGCGTGTTTTTGTTTACTCGCAATCGTTCACGCTCTTGCATCTTCACTTCGGGGAGTCCTGCAAGTGACGTTAAGAGACTGACGATAGCCGCCATTGCCGCAGATGAGCCGACAACAGCCCAGTTGACTTCGGACAGCAATGCGGAAGTCGCAAGCACACCGCAAGCCGTTTGTGCCGCCGTCTTAATTGCTCTGATGGTTGCAGCTTTGAGCCAAATTGTCCAGTTTGTTTTCATGCAATTCAAGCCTTTCTTCTATCTTGTTGATTCTATGTTGATTTGCCTTAGCACGGTCTTCAACCCCATACATGCGTTCTATAAGGTGGTTGTGCTGAGATACACGGTCTTCAAGCGACTTTAACCGGAAGTTTGTCAGCTTGTTTGACGCAAGAATGCCCGCTATTGAGCCTATCGCCGTCCCCGCAAGCGAAAGCAGGGCTGTAAGTACTGCGTCATTCATGTTAATTTACGGTGCATTCATAGCAGTCCACGTCGTCAACGGTGAGCTTGATTGTGTGCGGCTTGCTGATTGTTACAGGCTGTTCTTCAACAGGTTCGGATTCAGCGTGATTCTCAAGCAAGCGTTCAAACGCAAACTGGGATTTCTTTCCCCACTTTCCGTCCTCAACAAGCGGCTTTTTTGCTTCATCGGTGTAGCCCGCCGCATTCAATGCCGCCTGCATTTTTTTGTACTCTTCGCCCTCACGCATAGGGCTTACAACTTCAAATTTTGTCATATTTTTGTCACCTTTGCCATAATTAAATTTAACCGTCATCAACCCACGATGCGTCCACGGTCTATCACTGAGCTTGGTGATAACCACACCCCAGCGCAACCCACGGGCTTCAAGCACCAGCGGTTCACGTCCGAGGTTGCCGCAAATCCAGCCAACATGTGTCATTCTTCCTTTCGACTTTGACCGCATGAACACTGCTTCGCCGATAATATACGGTCGGCTTATCTCGGCAATTGCGCCTTTGTCCGTACACCAATCGGTGTAGTTCATATGCGCATTAATGTCGGTCTTCTCGTTGCACTCAACCGTCATCCATGCGTCAAGCAAGCCTTGACAGTCTGTCGCATAATCACGTTCCGACCATTCAGACGTAATGCGGTCAAAATCTTCTTCGCTGTACCCCTGTTTTGCGTAATGATTTACAAAACGCTCGTTTAGCGTAGCTTTGGTGCAGGGTTTCCATACTGTCCCAAACAAATAGCGTGTAGGATATATTCCGCATTCATCGGGCGACAGCGGCATATTTGCGTCAGCGGGGGCGGCATAACGTATCGTATGCCGCAAGCCCCACCGAATAAAATCAATAACATCGTACTTCATGTTTTGATTATAGCATATATTGTTGCATTCGTCAAGTCGTTACAGCTTAACTAAAAATGCTTCATCGTCAAAATTTGCAGGAACGCCGTCCGCAACAGCAAGCGCAATGTCAACGCCGTTGGTGTAGTGGTAGCCCGTAACAACACGGATTCCCGCAAACCATTCAAAGGGCTTTGCAACCGTACCGACAGCATCAGGGTCAGGTACAAGCTCCCATGCAAACCCCGCAGTTCCGCTGTATATCAGCTCCCACTTAAACCCGACTTTTGGCGGGACGGTCGGAGTTTCAGCCGTTGGAATGGATTCGATATACACCCGCATTTTGTCCTCAAGCCCCGCTGTCTGGATTTGCTGTTGTGTCGTAATTGTCTCCGCCTGATATGCCGTTACCTCATCGGAGGTCATATCGATTATTTGTCCGTTAACACATTTTTTCATGCTTTTACCCCATAAACAACCATTTTAGCACCTGCTTTTATCTCTCCTGTGCTGTGCGTCCAGTAAAGACTTTTTATGCCCTGTGCGAGGTCGCCTTCTCCGAGGTGTGCATAAAAGTCGTTTACATAATTATCAAAAAGACTGTCACCCCATCCGGCATGGAGGCATTGAGGTTTCCACTCTCTGGCAATGGAGCATCGTCCGCGATACCAGTTATCAGAGCTGTTAGGCGCAGGGTATGGAGACGAGTTAAATTCACCAACAATCGTATATTTCCCAGCATTAGCAAATGGTGCGTTAAATATATACGCGATGTCGCGACCTCCCGGCACGGTTTTCGTATTAGGGTATATCCATACCTGACATGCGGCAGTGGTTTCCCCCAAAAAAATCGCACGGATTTTCTTGTAGTTCCCGCTGAAAGGCTGATACACGAAAGATACGTTTTCGCTTGTCGTAACTTGGCATATCTTTTCCCACACTTCGCCTTCCTTAATTTCGTCAATTTCTGTCTGCAATTCGTCCAACTTTGCAAGGATTTGTCCCCAAACATCAGCGGAGGGCGGTTCTTCTGTGTCCGCATAGTCGGATATGCTGAGCCTGCACGGCACTTTTGCGGGGGTAGTAACTCTCACGTTGCCCGCCGTTACGCCGACGTATACGCAGTGTATATCCCGCAGTATCGGCACGGGGCAGGTGTTACCGCTAAACATCACGGTTTGATATGCCCACTTATGCGCCGCAGCATCGTTGTAGGCAAATATTCCGACTTTGTTGTTTAAGTCCGCCCATTCGGCATCGAAGTCAAATTCGATGTTATAATCGCTGTTGCCGTTGATTATAACAGTGCCATCGGTTTGTGTCGCAATTTTGTCACGAACAGATACCTGTATTGTGTGCATGTTTCCTCCTTAAGATGCAGGATTCATAAGAACCCAGCTTGAGCCGTTGAACACCAAATGCGCCGTCATGTTTGTGCCTATATCCGTTGCCGATACAGCCGCATTTGTGTGACAGTTGATAATTGCCGCCGCCCCTGTGCCAGCCACATCAAGAGTGGGGTTTGCCGCCGTGTTGCCGTTTACAAAAAGCACATGCGCAACAGAACCCGCAAAACGGTTGTACGGTGTGTTTTTGCCTGACAGGGTTGCAGTTTTAGCCACAATCCTTGCCGCAGCATCGCAAGTTGCATAACACGTTCCAAGCGCACTTGCGGCAACATTAGCGGTTGCCGCACCAGTACCGCCGTTTGCAATTGAAAGGGGTTCGGTTACGGTTAAATCGGACAACTTTGTTGGTATGGATACGGTCGCCGTTACAGCATCGTTGAAGTTGTATGCCGTAAGCGTCTTGCCATTTTTACCATCAATAACCGCAATGCGGCGGACAGTCCAGAATCGTATATACGCCATAAGCTTTTGCAGCACTTTCAAGATAGTATCGCTCTCGGTTATGTCGGCAGGAGCAATCAAGTTTGCGGTGTAGTCCGCCGCAATGTTTGAAGCGGAAAGTGCTTCGGGGTTGCCCGTGTCTGCTTCCACGGTTGTAAGCCTTTTTTCAAGCTTGCCGATTGCCGAATTAACCGTGTCCGATGTGCTTATAGCCGCCTGCTTCGCCGCAAGCGCATAGTTGAGCATGGTTATCTCTTTTGCGTCAAACAGGGTGTCAAGCTTATCCATGTTTGAGTTCAGCACCGCAATGTTTACAGTGTCGGTTGCAGCGGGCTTTTTGAAGCCGTGATTAGGAGTGGTAGTAGCCATTAGTCTGTCGCCTTTCTGTTTTCTTCACCATCGTTTGAGTAAGTCGCAACGGCAATGCCGCCGTAGGTTATCGTTTGCCTGAAAATCGGCAACGAAAAGTTTTTTCCGTGTGCTTGTACGTCTATTATGTCTCCCGCTTCAACCGTCCAGTCGGAAACCGCCGTTATTATTGCAGGATTGTACTCCGCAAAAGACTTAAGCTTTGAAAGGATAGCATTCATCATTCTCTTAACAACAGTGTCCGTCCCCATAATCAGCGGGTTGTTGCGGATATAATAAGCGTTATTGCCTGTTCCGACAGTCAACGTTACCCTTTCAATGCCCTTTGCAGTAGTGCCTGTGCTTTCACGGTCGAACTCAACAACGAGTTTATCAATTCTTTTCACCACAAAATCGTATATCTCTGTCGAAAAAAGCATAGTCTGCGGCAAAGCGTAATTCTGCGCCGTGAACCACCCGAGAGACAGTTTACCGTCACGGGTCATGCGCACGTTCGCACACGCAAGTTCGGCAATGTCACGGAAAACCTCGTTTGAGGTTATATCCTCGTGCCATTCGGGTTTAGCCGAAATGGAATATGTTGAGTTCGTGAATGCCGTTTGGGCAGGGGTTAATCCGACTTCGGCACAAAGCTGTGTGTACAGTGAACCCAGCGTGAGCGGATAAGTCAGCCCTTCAAGGAAATTATACACCTTTTTGTCACTTTTTTCAAGCTTATCAAAACTGTTGAGTTTGATTGTTTCGGCATTCAACAGTCTCGGTCTGTCGAAACGGAATACACCGCACGAACGGTATTCGTAATGTGAAGCCGTGCCACGCATGTTGTACTCAATCAGCGTTGTTCCCCGCCGTGCAAAGCTGAGATGTTTCAGCGCAATACGTTGAAGCTTTTTGCCCATGAACGTGCTGAGGGATAATCCTTCCCAGCCCGCAAACGTGCCGTTGAAGCTTCCCCATGTTTGAGAAGACAGTTCGCCCCATGTAAACAGTCCCATTTGCGCCCATGATGAACCGTAGTCCCATTTGCAAGCCCACACTTCGCCTTCATTTGCGCCGATGCACGTTATCTTTGCGCCTGTGTCGGTGTAGTCTTCATCGATGAAAACCGAATGCACGGCAAACGGAGGCTGTAAAGGCGCACCTTCGCCCTCTATGCGCAAATACGGAGCAGTGCTGTAGCCCTCTATAAGCGTTCCTGTCGTGAACGGAGTGTAACCCATATAAGCATAGCATAACGCATCCTGAGGCGGCTGTACGTTGCGTGAGAGCGTTTCAACGCCCATGTACACGGTACAGTCGTTTGAGTACGCACCGCTGACCATGTCGTTGGTTAACAATTGGTCACGGTTGATTAACGTAAGGCTTATCGTTGCGGAGTTTGTTTCGCCAATGTGCAGTTCATCGTCAGCGCACATTGTTTCGGTGATGTTCACGCCTTGCGCCGAAATGTCTTCGTCCGTCCATGCCATCATTGTGGAGACAAGTGACGGCACTTCACCGTAAAGCGGGTTTGAGAACAGGCACAAGATACGTTCCCGAGGGTTTCTTTGCCGAATTGCTTCATGGAATTGGTTAGTCGCTGTAATCATGATTGCTCCTAATACTCAATAAATTCGATTTTGAAAGAGACTTTGGCACTGTCCCAGTCTCCGTCCAAACAGTCGGGAACGGTATATGTCAAATTTGCGCCTTTATATGCCACAATTTCGTCAAATTTCCCCGTCAGCAAGCTTTTATATCGCACTGTAAAGCTTGGTTTACTGCAAAGTGCGATTATTTCGTGAGCTTTCGGAAAGAGAATGTAGGAATACTCAAGCCAAAACGGGGTTTTAGTGGCAATGTACGCTCTGTGCATTGTTCCTGTCAAGTCACGTCCGACATTCGCCGCTCCGCTGTCAAGTTCATTAATTGAGCCGCCGTGAGCGGAGGGGTTCGGAATCGGAACCCCATCCACTTCGAAGCCCATGCTGTAATTTTCATACAAATCATCAAGCCTTGGCATGTTAATATCCTTTCGTTTGCTCGTACATTTTCAGTGAACGTGCAACCACTCGCCCAGCCTCAACGGAAGGCGCAAATACAACAGTATTGTCACCTTGAGCATTCAGCAAAGCACGGAGGTAATCACGCACTTCCCTTAGCAGCATGTTCTGTTCGGCATTTGCGTGTTGTACGCCGCTTGCAATGCCCTGTACGATTTGATTGTTGTTTGCGACAGCCGTGCGGTTACCGATGTTGCCGACAAATTCGGGTGAGCTTTCATTAGCAATGAAAAGGTCGCCCCTTGGCACGAAACCGCCGTTTGCGTATGCAGGAACATTCATGCCCGGCAATGCAAAGTTACCGCCTTCGCCCCAAACTTTACCCATGATGTATTTCAACCTTGGGCTGAGTTTGTTGAACCACTTGTTAAACGCTTCTGTTGCCGTTTCAAGCCCGCTCGACAAACCATTGGCAACTTCTGTACCTATGGTTGTTCCCGCCGCTCTTGCGTCTCCTGCGACAAACTCATCAATGCTTGCAATTTCGTCACGGAAATCCTTGCGTTTCCAACGTTGTACACGCTCTGTGGCGTTGGTGAGTGCAGGGTTGATGTAATGTTCATTGAATAACTCGTTGAACTCAATTGCGCCCGCTTCATCCGCCGCTGCAAGCGCATCGATAAAATCACCGTTTCGCCATTCTTCAACACGTTGCTCTGCTCTTGACAGCGCAGGGGTAATGAACGTTTCAGTGAACCATGCAGGAAAATCCCCGCCTTTCGCCGCCGCCCCTGCTTTTATGCTTGCGGTGGTGAAGTTAAAGTTGAATATATCCTCAAAGAATGACAACTTGTACGAATCATCACCATACAATTCTCGGAGTTGTTCGAGGAAGGGTTCTCCAAATTGTTCCTTGAAACTTTCGGCTTGTTTTTTTACCCAGGAAACATTGGTTTCTCCTTTAGGGGGATGAAGCCATGCGTCAGTGATTTTTTCTTGGAACTTTTGGATTATGTCCTTTTCAATGAACGCACCTAAGCCTGTGACTTCCTTGCCTATCTGTGTGAGCCTGTCGTGATAAGCTTCGTTCGCCGCCGCTCTAAGCCCCGCAATAGCATTAACCTGTTCAGGTGTGCTTGCGAAAGGCATGAGGTCGTTAAGCATTGCATTGTAATCCTTAAGCTCCTGCTCCGCAAGTGCTTTGGATTCACCGATGGATTCGGTAATATGCTCGAAAAAGCCTGTGATTCCTTCTTGGCTTTCCCAGTCTATACTGCCATACAAAGCTTCGGCGGAGGAAAGCGGGTTCAGTATCTTGCCGCTGCCATCGCCCACAAGCGTTTGCAGTTTGCTGTACAATGCGGAAGACTGTTGCGAGAACTCATCAAGGCTGATTGTTCCTGCTTTGTACTGTACACTCAGCTCTTTGATTTGCTTCGTGATGTCATCGAACGATTCCACACCGCCGTTGACCATTTCGTCAACAAGTGCCATGTAGGTTGCAACGTCACCGCCCATTGCCGCAACGACTTCGCCCATTGAGCCTGCAAGCGAACGTTTGATGTTCATGCCGATTTCTTTTAGTTCAAGGCGGCTGTAATCAAGCAGTTCGTTGAACTTTGCAATGATGTTGTCAACAAGGGTTGAGACTTCGGGGTCATCGGGTGAAATAACCTGCAAGTCGCCTATAAGGTTCTCAAGTTCGGTTCGGGTTGCGTCAACGTTATCGGAGTACTCTTTGTATTTTTTAATGCCGCTGTCAAGTGCGCCGTTCACGCCGTTGATATTTGCAAGTGCTTCATCGAAGCTGTCGGCAAGCATATCAACCGAAATTGTGTTATCGCCCGCCGTGAAGAACCATTCGGCAACCTGTTTGTCAAGCTTCTCTTTTGCGCCTATCGCAATACCTGCTATAACAACGGTGAGTGCCGCAAGGATGCCGATTGTCCAGCCGACGGGTCCAGTACCGAAAATGAGCAGACTGCCCGCAATTCCGAGTGCCGAACCGATAGCGGTTTCGATGTAGTCCTTCAATTCGGCTTCGCCTGCGCCTATTTTCCTTGCGCCTTCAAAAGCCATCGTTAGACCTGTAACCATCAACCCGATGCCGAGAGCCGTCTTAAGCGTTTTTGCCGCCGTTGCGGAAGTCTTAAGCAGTTTGACAAATTCTTTGAATTTACTGATTAGCTTGATTATGCCGACAGTAGCAAGTGCGCCTGCAAGCAACGCTCCGAAAAACTTGATTGTCGGAATTGCGCCCTTGATTTTCTCTTCAATCGCCGCAACCCTTTCGGATATAGAATCGCCGATAAAATCATAGGTCGGAAGCGGCAACTTATTCCAGTCGAACCCGCCGCCGGAAGTGTCGATGTTTGCACCGCCGCCGCCAGCTCCGCCGCCTGACACACTGCCGACAATGTTTAATTGGTCGAACCCTGCAAGTGTGCGGGAGAATTTCTTTGCCGATGTGTTTGCATGGTCGATTCCGTCCGCAACGTCTTCCATTCCGCTTGACAAATTGTCCGTTATGTTAACCGATGTTGATAGGTCGGAGTAATCAACCTTGGGCATTTCGAACCCGAAAGCCGCCGCAATTTCGGAAGCAAGGTCGCGAATAACGTGCATAACAGCAATTGCATATGGCAGAATTGCGTTCAATGCGGGAATGAAGATTTCGCCGAGCGCACGAGCCGCCTGTGCCGCTTGCTCTTTCAGTATTCGGAGCTGATTTGACGGAGCGTCAAGTGTGCGTGACATATCGCCCTGTGCTTGAGTAACCTGAGTAAGAATAGCGTAATAACGCAAGTATGCCTTTTCAGCTTGCGTCATATCGCTAAAATTCTTTTCAATACCCAGTGACAGTGCCTCTGCTTCAAGCCTTGCTTGCGACAGGTCGTAACCTATACGGCGCAACGGTTCAAGTTCACCACTCAAGCCGCTTTGCAGTTTCAGCATTGCATCTTGAACGTCGATGTTGTAGAACGAGGATATGTCGTAGCCCAATTGTGTGAGCTGTTGGCTCATTACAGCGGCACGGTCGCCCGCAACACCAAAGCCTGTTGCAAGCGTTTGGAATACGCCCTGATACCTCATCCATGAGCCTGGGTCAATGCCCATCACGTTTGCTACTTCTTGCGCATAGTTGCGGGCTGATTCAGCATACTTGCCCATTGCGACACTGAACAGGTTCATATCCTCAATGTATGTGTTTGCAGCGTCAACCCACTCCGAGCCGGCGTTTACGGCAGTTCGGAATACGTTAAAAATCAAACGCAGTTTAATGTACAATTGCGCAAACGTGAGCAGTTTCTTCTGTGTTGCTGATTGCGCACTGTTTGCCGCATTAACGTAAGCCCGAATGTTTTTCGGCAGTGCCGCATACCCCGCCGCAATGTCTTTCATGACTTGCGACAGCGGTTTCATAGCGTCTGCAAGTGCCTGGATTTGCGGAACAAGTGAAGCAATGTCAACCTCGGACAGCTTTTTCAACGCATTCGGAAGTTTTTTAAGGTTTGAAATATCAAACCCCGACATTTCTTTGAGTGCGTTCGTAAGCTCAGAAAGCCCTTTGACGTTAACGCTTAATCCGTTTATCGCTTCAAGCACTTTCTTTAGCTTTTTCAGCGATTTAACCGCCGTTTCAGTCGGTGCGGATACCTGATTGAGCGTATCCGCCATCGATTTTAAGCCTTGTAACGCTTTCGAAGCGTCAGAATCTATGCCTATGATAAGTTCATCAATCGATACAGACAAGACATGTCCTCCTTTCCTTCGTATTGCTCTGCAAGTTCATCCCAGCTTTTGTAAAACTCGGTTTTATCTTTAGGCTTGGGCTTGCGTTTTTCTTTGCGTTCATCGTTTTGCATTTCATAAGGTTTGTCGGGATATTTTGCGCTGCTATGCTTGGAGAAGATTCCTGACAGCGCAACACCCAGTGCCTCATAGGTGTACCGACCTTGCAGCCATGCGTTCCAGTTGTCATTTTCGTATTTACGCTGGAGTGCAAGCTTATGTCCTTCCAAATATGATAAAACGAGGGTAAAATCGCCATCCCAGTACTGCTCCGCCGTCATTCCGATAGAGAGAAGATACGGAAAAGTTTCACGAACAAGTTGTATGTTCCATGGGACGGTTTTTTCACCCCCGTCTGTGTCAGATTCGGAAAAACTTAGAAACTTGCGTTCCAGCTGATTCCGTTTCCCTCTTCTTCGTCCTTGCTTTCCTCAACAAGCGACATTGCGGGCGCAAGATACATTTCAGCAAGTTTGCCCGCAAGTTCGGCTTTGTTGCCGAGTGCGTCAAGCATACGCTCAACGAGTGCATTCGAAATGTCCGCATGGTTTTTCAGCAATGCGCACTTAAACAGTGTGGGAAGCCTGAAAATAGCGGAAGCACCGTCTTCAATGCGAAGGTCATACTTGGTGTATGCGACTTCGCAAGTGCGAGCGGTAAACTCAAGCGTATAATCCCTGCCTTCAAAGGTGAAGGACAGAGTTTTGGGAAGATTAGTCTTGTTTTCCATGTTGTATTACCTCGGATTAGTCGGAATTAGCTTTAACTGTGGGCTTTTCGACATAGCCGCCCACGTCTTCAACGGTCAGCGAAGTGTTGACTTCGTAAATCATGTTGTCGGACAGACCGCCTGAGCCGAGAACGCCGGGCGAAGCGGTGAACGCAAACGCTTTGTGGTTGCCGTCGGGCAGAAATACAAACCATGTGCTTTTTCCGCTTGCTCTTGCGGTTTCAGCGGCGGTGCGCATGGTTTCCCAGCCTTCCAGGTATGAATCCTCGTTGTACATAACAACGTCAACCTCGCCGCTTATATCGTCCTTGCCCTTAAGGTAGCGATATTTCTTTTCGGCAGGAAGAACCACCTGCAAAGGATTCTGAGTTATAGTGATTGCGCCTACAGACACAATGCCGTTAAGCACGGTAAAGCCTGTGGTGGGTCTGGTACCTGCGGTAGTCTCAACGCAATAAGCGAATTTCATGCCGACAGTGGTACATTCAATAGGCATATAAATTACCCCCTAAAGATTTCGTTTTTGTTTGATATTATTGCACGGTAACGTGCATTCAGTCTGTAAATGTCGGTTTCCAGATTCGGAACGGTTCGAGGTGAACAATCAGCACGGCTAAAGTTCATTGCCTTCATAGCATCGTCTACAACGCTCATAATTGCCCAGCATTGGCTTTTCTTGCCGTCAGTGGAGTTAGAGTACACGTCAACGGTAAAAACCGTTTCAGCGCAATTCTCGACGTCCTCAAGCGTGCTTGTTCTGCGGTAGGGGACGTTGTAAACGCAAATAACGGAAACATGCGGGAAGGTTGCGGGTGACGGCACATACTCCCCTGCGATAGATATATCGGGATACTTTGCCGTAACTGCATTGTATATCTGAGTATAAACCCATGATTCAACGTTAATCATAATGATTCCGCAACCTCCTTTGCAATACGAGGGACTTGTTGGGCGATAGACAGTAAAGCTTTGTACATTGGCATTTGCGCAATTGTACCGTGAGTGTAAACGAACTCGCCGCTCTCATCCATGTATGCCCATGTTTCCTGTGCGCCTTTTCCTTTGCCGTATGAGCCGATTGTAAGGTTTCCTGCTTTCGGGTGTGGTGACGTTCCGACAGCTCCGTTGTAGTAAACACCTGCGCCGAACTCGATAAACGCAACCTCGTCGCCGCGCGCAACGACAAACCTTCCGTCATCCGCAACCGAAACATCAAAAGTGAACGGAAGCGAATGCACGTTGCCTTCGTCGTCGATAACCGAACCATACTCTGCGGAATCGGCAAGCTGTTGAGCGTATTCGGCGAGCCTGTGTGCAACCTCAAGCCTTAAATCACGTTCGTATTTTTCAACACGCTTTTGGTACGCTTTCAAGGCATTTACCGCCGCTTTTATTGAATCTTTGCTTAATTCGAACCGTATGTTCACTGCTTCACCTTTCGTACGGCAACGGCAGTAAGGTTCTTCGACTGTGCAACACGCACAACGGCATAATCAGCGGGTTCTGTGGGCTTTGCGTCAATCCAGAACCGTGTTGCTTCGTTGAATGCCCAGTTTGCGCCCTCAACTGTGATTATTTTGTCATAGTCTTCGCTCAAGCCGAACATTTCCGCTTCCGTGCCGCCCTTTGCGGGGGTTACGCTTGCGCCGATAGGTGCAGGGTCAGCATACTCGATGGTGTACTCGCCTGTGTAAAGACCGTCAACGGCAACAGGCTTGCGTCCTAAATACATCGAGTAGTAGACCGTCTGCTGTAAACGCTGTGCAAGTCTCATCAGAAAATCCTCGCTGTCGGTATTACTGCGTCAAGCATGGAATCAGGCACATCTCCGCTCTCAAACTGCATAGTCGTTGCGCTTTCGGTGTGTCCTGTCTGTCCTTCCATGCCACGTTTGTTAAGCAGATATGCCGCAATTTGACATTGCAGTGTTTCATACTTTGCGGGGATTTCTTCGTCCCCTTTCCGTCCGAACGGATACCGTTTGTTCAGTATTTTGTCAGCGGCAAGGGCAAGGTATGCGGAAAGCTGGTTAGGGTCAGTTTCTCCGCATAATGCGTTTACCATTGCTTCCTTTTCGTGCTGTTCCATCATATCTTGCCTCCTGCCTTGAGATTACTTAAGCTGACGTAGTGGTGGTGATGTTGCCGCCTGCAACGTAAACCGTCCTGCTGTATTCGGGCTTGGTGAAGGTGGTTGCTATACCAGTCCACTTGCCGTGATACCATTCCGGACCATGGTCGAGACCGACCTGCCCGAAAATCTGATACTTTTCACCTGCGCCTGTCTTTGCAAGCTGTTCGAGGAAGAAGTTGCCCTTGCCGGGTACAGGCTGGAATACAGGCGCAATCACGTCAAGATTCAGCAACAGTGCAGTCCCGGCAGGGAGGTATTCGCCGAGATACAGATAAACAACGCCGAGCGGGGTTACAACGCTTGAAAGCTGAATGCCGTTAACTTCCCTTGCGGCGGGAACGACGGTAAGACCGTTCTGTACTGCATCGGCATTGAGCTGGAACATGGTGGTTGCATCACACCACAGAACAAGACCGTTAGTCGGTGCATTCTGTCCGTAAATCTTTTTCACCATATCGGCAACGTCCCAAAGACCGAGGGGCTTATTTGACATTGCCGTTACGTTGGTGGTGATTGCTGTGGTAAGACCACGGGTTTTGTTTATGGTTGCATCGGTAGTTGCCTTGCTGTAAGCACCCGCAACAAAGGTTGCTTCAATATCCGCCGCAATTTTCTGCATTCTTGCCGCAACCTGAAAATCGAGTTCGTTAAGCGGGTTTGCACTCTGATTCTGAATGTTTACGCCACTGAGCGTTCCCATGTTAGACTGTTTGGCGTACGAAATACCGATAGTTTCCTGGAAAATCTGAGTGACGTTAGTCTGCTGAGTGCGGGTAACGACAGTAGCATCAGGTGCGGTAAGGGAGGCTGTTTCGGAAATTGCAGGCTGAGTGCCGCCGCCGGAAGTATAGCTCTGTCCAGTGACAAATTCTACATGGTTGGTAGTTTTTGCACGAGAGCCTATGATAGATGAAAGCGGTGTGCGGGTATTGCCTTTATTGAAAAGCATACCGCTATAGTTAAGCACCGCAAAACTTGTAGCAAAAGTATCTGCCATTGTTCAAACTCCTAATTCGTTTTGTTTTGCCCTTGCAGGCGGGTGTAATATGCAACGGCGGTAATATCGCCTCGTGCATTTGCGTCCGCAATAAGCTTTGTATAATCAATTGCGCTGCCGCCGACAGTGCCGCCCACGGGTTTAGGTGTGCCGCCCATCAGCTGTGCCTTATAGGACTTATCATGTTCGGTGATAAATTTCTGCTGATTCAACATTACGGTTGCAAAATCACCGTCAATCATTGCCGTTGCAGTCGCTTTGGCAAGTTCGGCATCGTAGCCGAGTGCCGTAAGCTGTACAGTCTGCGCATTAATTTTCTCATTTTTTTGAAGTGCCGCAACCGTTTGCTTCAACGTCTCAATCTCTTCACTCTGCGCATTCTGCACGTTTTCGCCCTGCGCCGCAAGTGCGTTATGTTTCTTTTTCCATGACGCAAGCTCCGAAGCGGTTTTGTCAAACTGAGCTTTTGACACAAACCCTTTCATATCGGGTTCGGGAATATCGTAGCCTTCAAGAGCGGCAAGTTTTTCTTCCGCCGTCATATCGGCATATCCCTCAATCTTTGCAGTATCAATCTTTGCCATAATAAATCCTTTCGCGTTTACAGTTCTCTCTGAGTAGTGTGTTTACAGTTCTCTCTGATATATTCAAAACCGTCAATATACTCGTTCGAGTATACAACGACAGTTAACATGTGGGGGCGGCGGAACACTGCCTATCGGGTAAATTTCGCCGTCTCTGTCAAGGCAGGTGTCGCAAGTACGAATGGTTTTCTCGGCAACCCAACGTACCTTTTCAGCACCATCATCCTTGAATGTTTTTAAAACAACCTCATAGGTTATGTATTCGCCAGCCGCAAGTAGCGTAAGCAGCATAAGCCTGAGTGCATTGTCCAATTCGTCTTTGGGCTTGTTTGAGCATATAACCGCCTCTGCCGCCCTGTCGCACTTGCGTTCAATCTCATGCGCTATAACGTACTTTGTGGTTCGGCAGTAGTCATACATGCGTTCACGAACCCATGAGCGTGTAGGGGCTTCCGAATGCGCCTTTTCGGACAATTCGGCATGGAGCTTTGTCGCCATAGCGGAGAACGCATCAATGGACAACTGCAAAATCCGCTGTTTCAGCGTGTTCATGTTGCCGATAACGTTGATTGAATCGAATTTTGCCACATTCTTGCGCAAATCATAGTACAGTATAGCGACTTGCGCTTTCAACGAATCAATTGCATCATCTACAATGTCAAAATAATCCGTCATTCATTGCCTCCGTGCAGGTCAATCGTGTTCATTGCCTTGTACGTCTCAAGCTTTTTGCGTTCCTGTGAAGCCGCATATTCCTGCTCCATAAGCCAGCCCCTTGTCGGGTCGGGAGTAATGCCGCTGATTTCGTATGCAAGCAAAGGCGGGAAGCTTTCAATTGCTCTAAGCGTTGCAAACACCTGTGCCTTGTTCTGCATGTTTTCGTAATTACGCCGTGTAAATACGATAGCAATATCGTCATTGGCAAGCGTTATGTGCCGTGTTGCGTCAAGTATCCGCAGTACAATGCCGAGAAAACGCCGTTCCGAAGGCTCAAACATCTGTTCGGTGTCTTTTGCCCTTGCTTCCGCATCAGCCCAACCGTCACGCATGGTAACGGCAGTGCCTGTGTCCGAAGTGCTTGAGCCGCCGTTCCTGTTTGGCATACCGCAAGCAACAAGTACGGACTGATAAAGGTAGTCAACAAGCGTTTGCGTTTGCGTTTGGTTAAGTTCCTGCGTCAAATACTTTGCGTCACCGTCGGCAGGAAGGTTCAGTCCGAGCATTTCGCGCAATTGCGCATAAAGGTCAATCTTCTCGCCGCTGTCATCGATTAGGTCAATGCCTTTGGTAACAAGGATGGACTGTATAAACTGTTCTACACCGTCAAGGCGGTTCGATGAAATAATGTTCAGTGCGTCAAGCTGCGTCAATACGGTTTCGAATGCGCCGAGCCTTGCAGGGTTCTGTAGGTATTCGATTATCGGAATGTCGCCGAGGATATGTTCGGTATGTTCCTGTATTGCGCCCATGCCGTTCAATCCGACAGTGGCGGGATAGCCGACCTTGAAATACTCCGTTTTCGTGTAGCAAGACAGAATAACCGAGCCGTCACCGTGCTGAACGTAGGAAACGCCGAGCATAGGCTCATGCCCAATGCCGCTTGAGTACACCACAAACGTGTTTCTGGGGTCAAGGTTGTATGCCATAATCGGGTTTACGTCACCGCCCTCTGCATCGTCACGCTTGAGTACGATTCTGTAAGCAACACCACATATCGCAAACCATTCGGCAAGCACTCTGTCACACGAAGCCTTTGAAGCCGCCTGCATGTACTTGTTCAACGCATCAACAGCATCAACGTTGCGCACATCGCCGTCTCTTGAAACGTATTGTATTGCGTTGCTCATAAGATAGCCCGTTTTGAACGACACTATCTCATTTGCGTGGTTTTCTACAACAACATTGCATATGTCTTTGCGGAACTCCTTCGTGCGTTCGAAAATCGGCTGTTTGCCTTTATAGTAATTATACAAATAGTCAATATCCGAACGGTTAAGGGTATGCACCTTGAAAGCTTTCTGCAAAACATCAAGCAAGTTTTCAGCAGTAACGGCAGTTTCGTCCGTGTAAATAGGCTCTCTGCCGTAATAATTCAGTCTGTATTTTGGAACGCCCATTCATCCACCGCCGTTTCTATATACTCTATTATATCGTAACACATTCTAAAATGTTTGTCAAGGGTTTGTAGTTTAGAACGGTCGCTGGAATATATCAGCCCTCTGCCGTCTGCCTGTCACCATGTTCATTGCCATAACAAGGCTGTCGGGAGCGTCATCATGCTTGTTCTTGCCCATGAATTTGAACGAGAATACATTCTGCATGAACAACGAATACGGTTTTGTGCGTTTCCCCTCTTCACGGAATATCATCCGTTCACGGATTTCAGGTGCTTTATCGAGTATGCGCTGTTCCTTCATTGCGCTCACGCCGTTTGTAGTGCGTGTAGGAGCGGCTTTTGTCGTTATCGATATTCTGTACCCCTTTTGCTTTAAAAGCTCTTGTACGCCGTCTCTGTACGTCTCAGTAGCCTTTGTGGCTTCAAATTGCGCCGTCCTGACGTTGTTGTCAATTATCGCTCTTGCAAGCAGGGGTTGGGTTATGCGCTTATCGCCGTTATCGTACACAACATCGTGAACGTAAATGTCTTCACCGTACTGGTAGCACACGGGAGCGGCACAATAGTCGCCGCCGCCGAATGACGGGTCACACGCAAGGAACACCCTATCAGGCTCGCCTTCCGGAAGTTCGCCGTTGTAGTACCGCATATCCTCAGGATTGAATACCGTGCCTTCACGCTCTATAGGTTCGCCCATGTACTGCGCAACCCATGATGCCATATCGTTGTTGCGTTCGAATGAAGCACGTCTCTGGCGGTAATACTCCGTACTGAATCCCACATCGTAATCATAGTAAAAGTTGGATTCATCGTTCTCATCGAGTGCGGGAATGTTTATTATCTTAAACCGACGTTTTTTGTATTGGTCGCTGTTCATCAACAGCTCCATCCTAAGTCCCGCAGGGTCAATCATGCTCCAACGTGTACCGCACCACAACACTTTCGCCGTTTCTTTCGCTCTCGGTAACAAATTGTTATCGACTTTGCTCCATGCCGAAACAAGCCTGTCACGGTTCAGTGCCTCTTCTATGCCGCCGATAAGGTCATCCGATATAACTACACCGTTGCAGTCACACGCACCGTTAAGCGTTCCGTACAATGACCTGCATGTAAGGCTGGCATAACGCTTCTTGCGCCCTAAATCAATTGTCGTTTCCTGCGCATTCGTTTTCGCTATCCGCTCATTCGGGAACACGTCAGCCCATCGGTATGTGATAGGGTCGGTGAGTACCTCCAATATGCCGTTATAAAACGCTTGCGTTATCGTGCTTGAATATGCACTATACAAATTCGACCGCTCATCATTTCTGCCAATCAGCCAAGTAACATAAAACAAAAGTATTGTACTCTTGCCCACTCTTGGCGGCATACTGATGAACAGCTCATCAAGCTCGTTGTCTGTGAGTGCCTGCAATGCGTCTACAACCTCTTTGAGCCGTTTTCTTCTGGGCTGATAGAATCGTTCTGCTGGCGGTCTGTCTATCTCTAAATACAGCAAATATGCGTCAAATGAATCAGGTGCATCAAACAACAAGCTCCGTCTGTATGCGTTGAATAATTGCTCAACGTCACCTTCACACTTATTGCGCAGTTGCTTTGAAAGCACTTTCCTAAGCTCAGCACTGTAATAATGCGTCTTTTTCGGCTTTGCGGCGGCTTCTGCAATGCACCAGTCGATTAAATCGTTACATGCCTCAGCATTGGTCGGGTCTTCTTCTATGCGTTCGAAAATTAGCTTTGCTATGTCCATACTGTGCCTCCTATGGTATGTATTTATTATATCATGAAACAGTGTTTGAAGAAAGGGTCTTTTTGTTGAAATGTGGTCAGAGGGGTAAAGTTGTTTCTGCACTCATACCGCATATCCCCCACCGTGGGGCTTACTCTCTGTCATTATTTCATAGCACAATACCGACAACACACACAATAAACAACCACAATGCAATAGCA